CCTCCAACGCCTGGTGATCCAGGCCGAGGACCTGACCAGCGTGCCGCCCACCGAGGCCCTGCTCGAAGCCGACGACGCCCTGCGCGAGCGGGTGCAACTGGTCTACGAAGGCCTGACCACCGCCGGCCCGCGCAACAGTTACATTCTGCATGCCCGCAACGCTTCGGGGCAGGTGGCTGACGCCACCGCCGAAAGCCCGTCGCCGGCAGTGGTGGATGTGACCGTGCTGAGCCTGGAAGGCAACGGCGCAGCCAGCACGGCGTTGCTCGCTGAAGTGGCCAGCTACCTCAATGACGATGATATCCGCCCTGTCGCCGACCGGCTCAACGTGCGCAGTGCCATGGTGCTGCCGTACCGCATAGACGCCGTGCTGTTCATGGCCGACAGCGGCCCTGAATACGAGGCGATCCTTGCCGAGTGCCAGCGCCGCCTCGAGGCCTGGATCAACCCCCGACGACGCCTGGGCGTGGAGGTCTCACGTTCGGGTATCGATGCTCAATTGCATATCGACGGCGTCAGCCGGGTTGAGCTGAGCAACTGGGCCGACATCCGCCCGAGCAAGGCGCAGGCGGCCTGGTGCACCGGTTTCACGCTCAAGCGAGGAGGCTGACATGCATAGCCTCTTGCCGCTCAACCGCACACCGTTGGAGCGAGCCATCGAAGCCGCCGCCGACGAAGACCTCAAGGTCAGCCTGCGCCAGCTCTACAACCCGGACACCTGCCCATCGCACCTGCTTTATCAACTGGCCTGGGCGTGGTCGGTGGACCGCTGGGAAGACAACTGGAGCGATGCGATCAAGCGTTCGGTGATCCGCTCGGCGTTCTTCGTCCACGCCCACAAAGGCACCCTCGGCGCACTGCGGCGGGTGGTGGAGCCGTTCGGTTACCTGATCGAAGTGGAGGAGTGGTGGCAAACCACACCGCCTGCGCCGGCCGGCACCTTCGCCTTGAAGATTGGCGTTTCCGATGCCGGCATCAGCGAAAGCACCTACCAGGAACTGTCGTCGCTGATCGACGACGCCCGGCCGGTCAGCCGCCACCTGAGCGGCCTAGTCATCAGCCTGGACAGCCAGGGCACCGTGCATTTCGGCTGCGCGATCCAGGACGGTGACGAGCTCGACATCTACCCGCCGGCGCCGCGTGACATCGAGGTCATCGGTGCCATTGGCCGTGGTGGCCGCGAACACACAATCGATACCTTGGACATTGCATATGGTTGACCAGACTTCTCAGTTCTACGCCATCCTCACCAACGTGGGCGCGGCGAAACAAGCCAACGCGGATGCCTTGGGCATTGCGTGGAAAATCACCCAGATGGGCATCGGTGATGCCAACGGCACCGATCCGATGCCCAATGCCACCCAGACCAGCCTGATCAGCGAGTGGCGCCGTGCGCCGTTGAACCAGCTGAAGGTGGACGACAAGAACAGCGCGATCATCGTCGCCGAGCAGGTCATCCCTGCGGATGTCGGCGGCAAGTGGATCCGCGAAATCGCGTTGTACGATGCCGATGGCGACATGGTCGCCGTAGCCAATTGCGCGCCCACCTACAAACCGCTGCTCAGCCAGGGCTCGGGGCGTACCCAGGTGGTGCGGATGAACCTGGTGGTCAGCAGCGCCAGTAATGTGCAGCTGAAGATCGACCCGGCCGTGGTTCTGGCGACCCGTGAGTGGGTGACCGAAGAGTTGGCGCGGCAGGATTTCAAGCATTCGGTGATGGCGGCCACCACGGCAAACATCAGCTTGAGTGGGTTACAGACGATTGACGGGGTGGTGCTGACTGCTGGTGCGCGGGTGCTGGTGAAGAACCAGACCGCCGTCAAGGACAACGGCCTCTATCAAGCTGCGGCAGGTGCCTGGAGCCGTAGCAGCGATGCCGATACCGACGCCAAGGTCACGCCAGGTTTGCTTGTGCTGGTGGAGAAGGGCACCGTCAATGGTGACAGCGGCTGGCAACTGGTTACTGATGGGCCAGTCACATTGGGCGTTAGTGCCCAGGTCTATGAAATGGCCTTTGGTCGAAGCGGCGTGACCGCGGGTACTTACCGCAGTGTGACAACCGACAAGTACGGCCGAATAACCGCTGCTACTAACCCCACTACGGTAGCGGGATATGGTTTGACGGATGTTTATACCAAGGCTCAGGTAGACAGCACGTTGACCCTCAAGGCGCCTTTGGCCAACCCCTCACTTACTGGGACCCCAACTGCGCCGACTGCGGCGGATTTCAATAATACTAATCAGTTGGCAACGACTGCATGGGTACAGAACCGAGGACTGCAGTACTCGAGTATAACCCAGCGTTCGGCCGCGGGTACGTTGGCCGGCGCGGCGGCGCACATTGGTGGGATTGTTCATTTCTGGGGCAATTATGTCATGGGGTATGTACTACCTAATAGCGCAAGCGTGAACGTCGCCGTTGGGGCTGTTGTTCGAATACAGAACTGGAGCCCTGGAAACCTAACGATCGGTATTCAGGGTAACGATAAAATCCAAACGGGCCTTACTGTTGGTCAGGTTAAGTCCATCATCATTCCGCCCGATACTTTTGTTGATGCCAGGTATTACGGTGAAGCAACCTGGATCATGGATGGAAGCGGCGTAGAGGCCACTCGGCTACCTTGGCTGGTCAGCGGTGTGAACAGCAATGGGTACCATAGGTTTCCGAGTGGCTTGATTATTCAATGGGGCAGCTCCGCTATCGCCACGCCTTCTTCGCCAGTGGTAGGCGTGACCTTTCCTATCGCCTTCCCAAATCGCTGCACGCACTTGAATGAACACGATGCCGCTGGGGTAGGTGGGGTCACTAGATCCTTCTGGCAGTTCAGGAATCAAAGTAATAGCAGTTTCGAAGCACTCAACCTGTGTTCTATAGCCGTTGGCTCCCCCCCGTTGTTGAACCCTCCGGTCAATGCAGCGTGCTTATGGTATGCAGAAGGTTTTTAAGGACTCCTATGAACACACTCTATTCAAGTGCCAGTACTCGTGCTTTTTATGACAGCGCGGTCCACACGACAGATCAGATTCCTGCAGACGCCAAGGAAATTACCAAAACGCTTCATCAAGCACTGCTTGAGGGTGTGAGTGGCCAAACCAAAAGAATCGATTTTTCATGCCATCCGCCCGTGCTAACAGACCTTCCAGCACCCACGCTTAGCAGGCTGGCCGAGGTAGAACGCGGCTGGCGAGACATTCAACTGCGCTCTACCGACGATCTTGTTGCGCGACATCGAGATGAAAACGAGTTGGGGGCAGTTAATACGCTGACCCAGTCGGGGTATGCGGCCCTCATGGAGTATCGAAAGGCTTTACGAGACTGGCCGGCGTCGGAGCAATTCCCTCACGCTCAGCACCGCCCGGAGCCCCCGCCCTGCGTCTCTAATCAAACGCCATAACGCCCCGCACCGACGGGGCGTTTTCATTCCTGCTGGACCACCAAACCCCGCATGCGGGGCTTTCTTATCTCTGGAGAAAAATACATGAGTGGATTCTTCCACGGCGTCACCGTCACCAACATCGACACCGGCGCCCGCAGCATCGCGCTGCCGTCGTCCTCGATCATCGGCCTGGTCGACACCTTCACCGAAGGCGCTGGCGTCACGGCCAAGGCCAACGACCTGGTGTTGATCACCAGTGAGCGCGAAGCCGTCGCCGCCTTCGGCGAGAACGCGGCCATCACCCAGGCCTGCCGGGCCATCTATACCCGCGCCAAGGCGGTGATCGTCGCCTGTGGTGTGGCCAAGCTCGAAGATGCCGCCGAGCAGACCTCGGCGATCATCGGCACGGTGCAGGCCGACGGCAAACGCACCGGCCTGCAGGCGCTGCTCGACGGCAAGAGCCGTTTCAACACCCAGCCACGCCTGCTGGCGGCGCCACGCCACAGCGCTACCCAGGCCGTCGGCACCGCACTGGTGGCCCTGGCTGACAAGCTGCGCGGCATTGCCATCATCGACGGCCCCGCTACCACCGACGAGGCGGCCATCGACTATGCCAAGAACTTCGGTGCCAAACGTGCCTTCCTGGTCGACCCGGGTGTGCAGTACTGGGACAACGGCGAACAAGCCACCGTCGACGCGCCGGGCTCGGCCTGGGTCGCTGGCCTGTTCGCCTGGACCGACAGTGAGTATGGCTTCTGGGCCTCGCCGTCGAACAAGGCGTTCGTCGGCATCACCGGCACCACCCGCCCGGTGGAGTTCCTCGACGGCGACGACAGCTGCCGCGCCAACCTGCTGAACAACGCCAACATCGCCACCATCATCCGCGACGACGGCTTCCGCCTGTGGGGCAACCGTACCTTGTCGAGCGACCCGAAATGGGCCTTCGTGACCCGTGTGCGGACGATGGACATCGTCATGGACGCGATCCTCTACGGGCATAAGTGGGCGGTTGACCGCTCGATTACCGCGACCTACGTCAAGGACGTCACCGAAGGCCTGCAGGCCTTCATGCGCGACCTGAAGAACCAGGGCGCGATCATCAACTTCGAGGTCTTCGCCGACCCCGAGCTGAACACCGCCAGCCAGCTGGAGCAGGGCAAGGTGTACTGGAACATCCGCTTCACCGACGTGCCGCCTGCCGAAAACCCCAATTTCCGCGTTGAAGTCACTAACCAGTGGCTGACCGAAGTCCTCGATTCCGCCGCTTAAGGAGCGTATTTACATGGCAATGATTCCCGAAACCCTGGCCAACCTGAACCTGTTCGTCGATGGCGTCAGCTTCCAGGGCGATGTCCCCAGCCTGACCCTGCCCAAACTCACCCTGAAGATGGAGGAGCACCGCCCCGGCGGCATGGACATGCCGGTCGAGATGGACCTGGGCATGGAGAAGCAGGAAGCCGCCTTCACCACCACCGGCGTGCGCCGTGAGGCCCTGAAGTTCTTCGGCCTGGCCGATGGCAGCGGCTTCAATGGCACCTTCCGTGGCGCCTTCAAGGGCCTCAAGGGCAAGATCACCCCGGTGGTGGTCACCCTGCGCGGCACGCTTAAGGAAATCGACATGGGCGACTGGAAATCCGGCGACAAGGCCGAGATCAAGCACAGCGTCGGCCTGACCTACTACAAGCTCGAAGTCGATGGGCGCCTGGTCTACGAGATCGACGCGCTGGGCATGAAACGTGTGGTCGACGGTGTCGACCAGTTGGCCGCCCAGCGCGCTGCGCTTGGCCTGTAAGGAGGCGACCATGGCTCATGCGAAAAAGCATCCGCAATGGCTGACCCTGAGCGCCGAGCGCGTCACTGTCCGCCTGTCCCGCGCCAGTGAGGCCAATGGCGTGCAAGTCGACAGCCTGTCGCTGCGCGCGCCGACCGTGCGGGATATCCGCAATGCCCAGGCTGGCGGCGGTGTCGATGACGAGCAGCGCGAGTTGAACCTGTTCGCGTCACTGGCCGAGGTCGGCATCAAGGACCTCGAAGGCCTAGCGCTGAAGGACTATAGCCGCCTGCAAAGCGGCTATTTTCGCCTGGTGCAGGACGACGAACTTTGACCCGGCCCGGCAGAAGGCCGCAGCAAAGCGGCTGGCCAAGGAGCTGAACTTTTCCGCGAGCGAAATCATGACCATGGCGTACCACGACATGGTCTGGTGGCTCACGGAGTGAAAGGGAGAACAGGATGGCGAACAGACCAGCGGTAACGCAGGCGTCGCAACAGCCACGCTCCGGCCCTGAGCATGATCGGGTCAACCTCGCGCAAGTGTTCAGTCATCAAAACCGAATCCTAGGGCGCGTCGTGCAGGCGTTGCGGCAAGGAGCGCCTCAGCTTACGCACGCCGAATCGGCTTCCTTGCCCATTGCAGAGCCTGTCGATGGCACGGGCGATGATGCCTTGGTACACAACGGGACGGCCCTGATGAATGCTGGTGTCGGGCCGCTCTCATCAAGGGCCGCTTCCAGGGCGCGGCCTACCCCTGTCGAGCATGATGATTACCCACTGGGCGCTGATGCTGCGCCTTCGACCGAGCCGGGCCACAGTGCCCGGCAACGCCGCTCGCAAGCGCTTGGCGCCGCATGGGCGGCAGGTCGAGACGGCAGGCTTGATGCGCTGTTGAAAGTGGGTACCACGGCAGCGACCGCTT